CGAGTAGTCCTGCTGGTTCTCGCCAGTTCCCGCCAGTTCCGCTTTCGGGGATACAGACTGCAAATGCTTGCTCGGGGTGATTACTTCGCCTAAAAAAACGGGATTTTCAGTGATTTTGGGGGGTTTGTTTAATGCGGCGTTTCTTGCCTGTTGTCTTTGTGCGGTCTTGCGGTTGACATATTGGGCGCCTCGAGAGCTGTTGCATTTAGCGCAGGCTGGTACGAGGTTGGCTGAGGAGTCATCTCCTCCAGCGTCATGCTCTAAGAGGTGGTCTGCTTGTGTGGCTGGTCGGCCGCATCCCCAGTAGCAGTCTGGTGAGCCTTCTAAGAGTGCTGCTCTGTTGGCTTTGTATTGTGCGGTTTGTTTTCTGTTGCCTGCCATGTGTTCCTTTTTGCTACCGCCCTTGCTTCGCTGCGGTTGGTCTTATGTTAGTGAGAGAGTCTGAGCTAGGTGTCCCTCCCGCCGTTTGTGGGTTGTCTCCACTGGTTGCCGTTTGAATCCTTGTAGGGCCGTCACCATCGTGTTTTAGAAGTTCATACTCTGCTCGAAGCTCTTAGCCGTTTCGGGCAAGCCTCGTCTACCCCTGTCCCCAGGTGTGAAATACCTGCACAGTGCAATTCCGTACGAGGCCATGAGTCTTTAAATTGTGTGGGCAGATTAGCCCCTGCGTATGCCAATGAGTAAACATGCTCCTAGAGCCACGATGAAGGCGTACCAGGCAAGCAGAATCATTTAGCGCGGCCTAATCGTTCGGCAATCGAAGCGAGGTCAGCTGGGCGCCATAAATACACTTCTGCATAGGGCGCTAACGCTTTTAGCCATACAAGTTGCTCTGGGCTTGCTTTACCGTTGTCGAGTTTCAATTCTGCGAATATCAACCCTCTTGATTCGTGGGCCATGGTTATATCGGGGTAGCCCTTGCAGTCTGAGCGCCATACGCCAGGCCGTACTTGCCCTGGTGAGGGATGGAAGAATTGCCAGCCATTCATAAGCGCCAAAGTGCGTATCTGGTCTTGAAATATGCGCTCTGTGATGCTTTTAGCGTTTTTCAAAGTGCCTCAATGCAAACCAGCCGCCTAGCACAGCCATAAAGGTGCTGTGAGACAGGAACATTAGAAAATTAGCCATTTTTATCTTCGTCACGAATCATGGCAAAGTACAGCTCATAGCCACAGTCACACATGCAGGCCCTACGGCATTTAGGCAAACAGCCTGGGTGCAATGTGAACGCCTTACGCGCTATGCGCTCCCATTGTTGTTGCTGCCTGCGCAGTACTCGAATTTCTTGCTGCAGGTCGGCTATAATGTCTTTTGCTGTTCCTTCATCCATTAGAAAAGCCTCTCTTGCGTGTTTGCTGGGGGTGTCGAGTATTCATGGCAGTTGTCTTTAGGGCAGTACCAAATAACAGCCCATTTTGGGGCTTCATCAAATGCAGTTATGGCTTCTGTGAAGTGCGGAACTTTCCAGGCATGGCATTTGTCGCACTGTGGCGCGCTCACGATGTCCATCAGAAGGGCTCCTCTGGGCTGTCGTATTCAACGGCAGGCGCAGGCTGGTTGCCTGCCTCTAACTGCTTGAGCTGGTCAATGTAAGCCGAGGCTTGGCGCTTAGTAAAAGATTGCAGCTCTACAGGCGGGGTCTTGCCCAGTGACTTACATACGGCCTTAATCATGTTGCGCTGCTTATCGCTTGCTAGGTCTGCAGGCTCAGTAATGGTGACATTGCCTGACATGCGCTGAACCTTCTGCATTTCTTCTCGAGATGGGCGCTTTTCCAGATTGGCAGTGGGGAAGTAGCTTTCACACATGCGGCCTAAAGCCGATGTCTCGCAGTTTTCCACATGGCTCGTGCGGTTTACATTGCCTGCGCCTCGTACCTCTTCTGCGTGGCCAGTGGCCATAAGGTTTGCGCCTAGCCACAGCTCAGCCCTGAAGATGCAGATATCAGCGCCAGGCTCTGAGAGAAGCACAGTAATGATGCGGGGCTCTAGGTCTTTGCTTCTGAGTGTGTCCAGCAGGCGCGCTAGGCGTACTGCTACTGGCTCATAGGAGTCGAGGTCAAAGCTCATAGGTTGCCTGGCTTGTACTGGTTAGCCATAAAGTTTGCGAGCTCGTGTAAAGCGTTATTGACATCAAATTTGGGCTGGGTGGTGTCAAATGATGGATGGCGGCGCATACGCATAATTGCTATGGCGTAGTCCACGGCGTCACGCTCAATGAAGCGCATTTCGCTATCTAGTCTTTCGCTGAGTGTTTCCAGCGTGGTGATTGTTTCTAAATCTGTCATGTTTCCTTTTTCTATTTTCCTGAGGTTCCCCGCCAGTGGGCTAAGCCACCATTCCGATACAAGTAACCAGCAACTTTGACATTACAGGTGGGGTCTTGCAAAGAACGAATCAGCTGATTGCGTGGCCGTTTGCAGACCTTAGCCACTACTCGATTCCAGGTCGAATTCACCTGGCTGAGTCCAATATCGTAAGACCTAACAGCCTTGCAATTTTTGTAAATCGCAGCTGGGGCTAATTGGCAATCACGGTGGCTTTTGCCTTTGTGATAATTCCAGCCGATTGCTTTGGGTTCGCATTTTGACTCGCGCCACAAAATGAAGCTCATCTCTTTAACGGGTAGCCCGTACTTGCGAAGTAGAGGCTCCCACTCGGGGCAGTTTTTAGCTTGCGCTTGCGCTGGGGCTGGTACTGCGAAAACGAATAAAACGATTAAAGGCATAATTTTTTTAATCAATCTCTGCCACTTCTGTAGATGGGCCCCAGTCCGAGTCTCTGTCAGGCCGTGTGCTCACGGTGATGCTCAGAATCAGCCCTTGCAGGTCAGTAAAAACCTGAATGAGTGTTGTCTTGTCTTTAGACCATAGTTCCCTATAGCCGATATAGCGCGGACTAGTCACAGTCATACCACTCACTAGTTAAGAGCTCCTGCACCTGGTCAGGCATCAGCACAAAGCCTCGAGAGGGATTATCTGAGCCAGCTGCAAAATCTCGCTTTTGTAGTAAGTCCCTATTCATGCGTAAATACTTTTTAAGCCTGGGCACAGAGACCAGCACAAAAGAGCCAGGCCCAAAGCGGTAAGCCCACCATTTAGCCTCGGTGACATTGATGCCAGAATCCTTCCAGAAGCCGTGAGCGGGCTTCTGCTGGGTCTCTACGGCCATTCTGCCATTCCTGTACCTGTCAGATTTGACCTCTACTGAGGAGCCTTGTACAGCGTTAAAGAATTCGACTAGTTCAGCCTCTCCAGCCTTGCCGTATGCCAGGTCTACTTTGAAATCAAAGCGGGGGTCATAGCCGTTAGTGAGTCTTGTCATGGTTTACCTTTCGGGGCGTTCCGAGCGCCCAGGGGAACTATACACAAGCGAGGGGGGCGGTGGTGGGAATCGGAAAAAGGTGAACAACCCCCACCACCTAGGCCGCGCGCCAATTTCGGAAGGCGGCGCAGCAGTTCTTTAAAGCTTTGGGGGCTTAGGCAAAGAGCGCCAGACCTCTTCTAATTTCTTGGCGTCAGTGGCCATTTCCATTGAAAGCTCAAAATGCAACCAGGCCCCGCCTGAGCCTGCACTTTCGGCGGCGTTTTGGTAAACCTTTACGCCTTTGGCGCCCTCGCCTCGAGAACAGCGGTAGCCCCGCCCGAATTCGCCAAAGCTGTAGTCATGCAGCTCACACAGGCCGAGTGCTTCTGAGTGTTCTAGGAACCAATCCCACGCTTGGCGGGCTTTCGCTCGGCCATCTCGAGTGGCTGGATAGCCGATATCGCCAGCAACCCCGAGGCTATGCACTGAGAGGGTTTTCTTACCGCGCATGTTACGCACCACCCAGGTGCCAAGATTGGTAAAGCCCCAGCGCTTACGGCACAGCTCTACGAATTTCTCAGTGCCAGCAAGTTTGCCTTTACCTGGCTCTTTTACTGGCCAATAGGGATAGGGGCGGTTGCTCATGGCTGTGGTGGGTCTTTCGGCTTGTCTTTCAGGCCGTTGCCTGCGAGTAGTCCGATTAGGCCGCCTGCAAGGGTCATCAGCATTGGGCTGAGTACGCCCCAGGCTTCAGCGTCATTGGGGCTTTGTTCAGTAGGTTGAACCACGAATAGCAAGCCAAAGATAAGCGATGCAATGGCCATTACGAATGACAAGGTGAGCCCGATGCCTACCACGAGGATTAGGCGGGCTTTTATTTCCTCATTGGTGAGGCGGTTTTCTGGTTTCATTGGCAGCGCCTTTCATAGAGCCCAGTGGCTTTGGTGGTTTCGCAGTTTTCGCGGACTCGGTCAGCGCAACTAGTCAGCGCTAGGCAAATCAGGACTATTGGCCATAAGCGCTTCATAAGTCTCTAACTCCTCATCTGTCATTTCTCGAGTGGTGCCGATTTTGTCAATTTGAACTAATGGCCGTGTCATTTTATTTCCTGTATCCGTAAACATAAACGGTGCCACCTGTGAGCGTTGCACCACCTGAAGGGGTAATCGTTAAATCAGTGTAAGAGGTTGTGTTTGCTAGGTAGCCACCTACTGCCAGCCAGTATGCGTCTGTTCTTGTTGCAGCGAATTGCCCAGTAAATGTGGTGTTTTTTGCGGTGAAGGGGTTCTGTATTTCAATGTTCATTTCAATACTGTTTACAGAGCCTTCACCTGCGTACCAGCTTGAGCTGTTAGCGGCCTGAATGTTAAGAGTTACTCCTGCGTAAGTTCTAGCTGAGCCGCCGTAGTAGTAACCAGTAGCAGTGGTGCCTAGTTGTGTCTGTAGCACAGTGGTAGCGCTTGCCACTCCACCAGAAATGATGATGCGGTAATTATCGTAATCAGCAGAAAAGGCGTCAGTAATTGGCAATGAAGTGGTGCCAGCGCCGATGGTCACTGTCTGAATAAGAAACATTCCAAGCTTGTTCATCTGTGCGGCGGTCAGGACTGCGCCTGCAGAGAAGGTGGGTGGGGTTGCCATAGCGTTAGTTTACCTATCTAGAAGCTGAGCTTGTTGAAATCCAGGCGCCCATAAATGGGGTCATCCAAAATGAAAAAGTTATTTTGTGGGTAGCCAGAAACATTGAACGAATAGCGCACATCGTCAGGGTCTGCAGTGACAGTCCATCCCTCGATAACACTGTTGTAGGTAGTACCTCTTAGCTCAATAGGTAGGCGGTAGCCCACTCCTGCAGCAACTACTTTGGCAGGGTCTAAAAGCCATTTAAGACTATTTTTGGTGGTGATGCTCACAGGGACACTGGTAGAGGTGTCAAATTCGCCAAGTGTGTAATCAGCCAAATTCTCGGCTTGCTCGTCTGATTCGTCATAGGTGGAAATCTGCAAGTTACGCGCCCCATCTCCTGCCTGCGCAATGCTTAGGCCCTCAGGGGTAACGGTCACTTGAGTGAAGTAGTTATCTGTCAGGCTGGCAAAAGTGACGACATCGTAGGCAATGCCAGTGCCTGCAGGGTTGCTATCTGTGAACTTAAAGCCCGTGTACGAGGTGGGCGCCTGGCTTGCGTCAAAGGTGACATCACGGCCATAAAAGAGAAGGCTAGAAGATTGCTCTTTAAGCCTGCCCTGTTCAGTAGCTACCAGCTGGTTAAGAATGTTGCCAGCGTCACCAGTGATAAAGCCACTAGAAGTGTTAGAGCGTGTATCGACATCAGTGATAGTGGCGCTGTCGCCTGTTAAAGCGTTGCCTACTCTGGTGGCTTCAAAGCCTGTAGAGCCGCCACCCATAAGAAAGTTTTTAAGGTATCCACGCCCTAGGCGCGCTATGTAGCCCTCAAGAGAAATAATGGCGATGTCCTCATTGGCAACCATGCCATATTCGTACTGAATGTTAGTTACATAGCCTGCGCAAACTGCCTGGCCGTTAATGCTCAAAGTTACGAGCGCTTCTAGCACGATTGCTGCAGGCAGTGTCTGAGGGTTTCGAACAGTTATAGAGCCCCTGCCTGCGCTGAACTGGTCAGACTTGGCAGAGCGCCCAGCAGTCCAGGTCATGGCAATAATTGAGCCGATAGAGCTAGAGCTTGGCCCTACCGCTGAAAGTGTCGGAAGCGCCATTTAGATTGCCGTAGCTACTCGAATGGGCACAGCGCCATTAGTGCGCATGTATCGGCGCAAAGCGTCTACTACTGCCTGGGGGTCTGCACTGCTCACCTGGATGGTTACATTGTTGCCACCCATTGAGCCCATCTTTGACAATGGGATTACGGCCTCGGGGCCTGCCTCGCCCACGATGGCCAAGGTACCGCCAGGGCGATAAGGCACGATGCCACCTTCTGCAAGCATTGGGATATTAGGGACATCAAAGCCCTTACCGCCAAGACCAGGCACAAAGCTAGGGAACTTGAAAGACAGTTTGCCTATTGTGTTATTCCACAGGCATGCAATGCCATTGAAGATGGTTTTATAGAAGCCGAGCACTGTAGAGAAATAGCCCTTAATCAGGTCAATAGAGCCAGATACTGCACCTGTGATGAATCTAAAAACAGAATCAACTACAGCCCTAAAGCCGTCAAATTTCTTGTACGCAATGACCAACGCCGCCACCAGCAGACCGATTCCCACAACAATTAAAACAATGGGGTTAAGAGCCATCACAGCGTTAAAGGCGGTCTGCACTGCCGTGAAGGCTGTAGTGGCTGCAGTCCAGGCGGTCATAGCGCCATTGACTAAAACTATGGCAGCTGCGATGCCACCAATGACACCAGCAACGGTCAAAAATACTGCCGTGTTTTCGCTAGCCCAGTTGCCCATTTGAGTAAGGAAAGGTAAGACCTTTTCAATGATTGGCAGGAGCGCTGCGCCGATGGTTTCTTTAGTTTCGTCAAGTGAAACTTTTAGGCGCTGAAATTGTCCCTCTGCCGTGTTTGCTTTGGTGGATGCAGCACCGCCGAAAGTATCGGCTAGCACACTCATAGCGCCTTCAGCGTCTAGGCCGCCTTTGATTAGGTCTTTAAGTTTCGGGTCTAACTTGGCAAGCGCTTTAGTGTTGCCACCATACGCTTTAGCAAGTGCATCACTAACTGCAGACAGTGGCTTACCTGTTGCCGCTGCAATGTCCATAGCAAGAGCGGCGCCTTGCTGGGCCTTCTCGAGTGAGCCTGTCTGGGTGGCGAGTTTTGCAATCGCTGGCCTCAAGTCAGAATCGGTCACGCCAAGCAATTTGCCTTGTGTACTAATCCAGTCCTCATTTGCCTTAATCTGGGCATCAGTGGCGGCAGTGTTATTCTTCAGCGCTTTGCTGAGAAGCTCCTGTGCGGCCGCATCTTCGACTGCGCCTTTTCCCGCGTCAAACAATGCAGCGCCCAAAGCGCCCACAGCTGCAGCGGCAGGCAGAAAGGCTTTCTTCATGACAAAGCCCGCCTTAGCGGTAGCGCCCTCTAATGATGCAAACTCTTTCTTAGCCTTTTCAATACCTTTGGAATTGAACTCAGAGACAATGGGAATAAATACGGCCATTACTGCACCAGCTTTCTATTAACGCTTGCTAAGACTTCTTCAATGGCCTTAAGGATGTCTTGCGTTGCCTGGCCATAAATAAACTTGGCCTCACGCCACATACCGCGCTGAGCCCTGCCGTAGTAGGCATTGAGATTGCGCACAAAAACAGAGCTTGAATCCCGCAAGCCTGCAATGTCAAAAATTGCCCCGCCAGCGTTTTTCTGTGTCAGCGTCACAAGTGGAATGGTGCCCTTAACTGAGCGCCCGCCTACCTGGATGGTTACACCCTTGCGCACTTTTGTAGGGTCATAAGAAAGCCTGCCAGCGCTCTTACGGCCAGGAGCCATACCAGAAAGCGGGGCCTTATCTGGGTAAGTAGCTGAAACTCGATTAACCATCTCAGAGCCTGAGGCTTTGATTTTGTTTACAGCTTGAAACTTGGTTTTAGAGTCAAGTTTATTGAGCTCAGCCAGCGCCGCCTTCAGGCCGTAAATTTCTGTGCTGGCGCTTACGCTCATCTGGTTTTCTTCCTTGACTCATTAATAATACTAATGCAGGTATTCAAGTCGGGAATGTCAAAGGGGATGTCAGGCGGCCAATACCCGCACTC